CACCTCTTAAAACCTGTCCTGCTATCCACGCATGAGAGACCAACCCCCCAAGCGTGCAGACGTTATCTGCAAAACTATCAATTGATAGCATGTTCTCAAGCTCATCCAACAAAGGATTAAGCAACTTAGACGGTGAAAGTGTCGGGTTTTGCGGCGCATTCACATACAAATATAAATCTAAGTCCAATGACCACTTTGTCGGCATCCCTCGCACCATGTCATTTGTCTCAGTCTTTGGTACTAAAAATAACGCTGGCATTTCATCCGGCGATACATCATCCCAATGCAACAAAGACATCCATGACGTCAAAATCCCTGTATAGGTATATGTGATAATCACATTGACACCTACATCAGCAGCCGCAAACGTATAAACGCCGTTACTGACCAAATACTCTCCTGTGCTTGGTGTTCCTGACATTATCTGCGTCAGGGTTGCATGTGTTTGTGCATTCTTAACACTCACATTCGCAACAAATCTTTGCGACCAAAGCACATAAATCTTGTATGGCGAAACGGGAATCTCAACCGTTTCTGTTGCCGTTAAATTCCTTAATGTGCTGAATTTACTCAGCAAAGCTGTATAAATTGGGTCACGTACCACGCATCACCCCCGCAACAGCTTTTGTCAATCCATCTTTTATTTTTTGTTCGTTCTCAGCCAATGATGAGCGCATAAATGACCTTTCTGGCATCTTGGAGCCTGGATGGTTTACACGTTTGGCAAATATCTGTTTGCCCCCAACCGTAAACGCCAAAGCTTGTGCCTTCTTAGGCTCAATTACATGAGGCGGTGTCTTTCCTCCATACTCATGAATCGCTGCATATTCCACATTGGTATAAACTTTCGCCTTTATTAAATCGGCAACTTGTGTCACCTGTTGCTTTATCGAAGCTTGGAGTCTTCCGCTTCTATGGTGCAACGGTGAGCTTTGTAATTTCTTTTTTTGTATATAGGCAACCAAATCAATAGCTTGCCTTGTCATTTCTCTTTTGACTGCTGGAAGTAATTTGTCTTTTCTCGCTCTCATGCGATTTAAGACTTCTTTATCTCCTGCAATCGTTATCGTAAACATTACTTAAATCACTATTTCTAGGTTTTTTTCTTGCCATCTTTTCAATTTGATATTGGTATAAAAATCAAGGAAAACGTTTATTTTTCCTTCCAACCATTCTTTATCAATAGGTTGATACCCTTTAAAATATTGTGTAACTTTTCTTTTATGACAAACTTGGCATTCTTCATAAACTGTACGGTCAATGATATGAGCAAGTTTCCACCGATGAATAAAATGAAATAATTTCATACTAAAATAACCTTCCTGTATTGATTCAACGTTAAAAGAACATCGGCAGGCATTGCGTCTTTAGAAAAGGTGACATTCTCACCTTGAATAATTTTGCTTACCTGTCCTATTCTCTCCATTTCTCTATATCGCAAACCGACCAATTCATTACAGGCTTGCGCCAAATCGTAAGGAATAGTGGAGTATCCGGCTGTATATGAAAGAGTGACGTTGAGGTTTCCTTTAGAAAAACTATAGCCATTTAAAACTATAATTTGAGAGTCGAAACGATATCCTGTATCGTTAAAACTCGCTGCCGCAGGAATTGCCACGCCGTCAATCGTTACAGCAGAAACAGCACTGACAGGATAATTTGCAAAAGCCATCCTTTGCGCAAAACACCCTATACCGTCCCTTACTTCTTCGTAATCCGTCTCAGCAAACACTCTGTTTGTATAAGTCTCGATAAATGCGCTGACGCTTGTGATGAGCGATTCAATAATGTCATCTCCGACATTAGTACCCTCCAATCGCAAATAACCCTTTGCAGCGTCCAGCGTGGTTAAATCATTTGCGCCAGCCATTATCAATCCCTATTTTTCAACAGATTTTTTACTTCCCTTTTTTTCTTCTTCCACAACAGCCTCAAAACCAAAAGAGGTTAGAGACTCGGCAGCTTCGGCAGGCACATCCACAATGCCGTTCTTGTCTGCTACATACTCTTGCCCTTGAAAGGAAACGTTGCCGCAACCTTCAGGAGCTTTTAACTTTATAGTCATGAGAATTTCCTTTTAATTTCTAGCCGTCTGCAATGTTTGTGATATATCCACACGCAGGTACAAAGAAGTTTTGCAATACGCCATCCATATAAATACCGTAATCGTAGCTGCGTTTTGTACGCGGCCATTCAATTTCGTAGTAGTCTTGGCGCAATTTCATTTGCACAGGTGCTTCTACATTCGCAATCTGGTAGGGCAATTTTTTGGTGTAAAACAAAATTGTTCCAGGCGGCATGTAAGGGTGAAGAATAATGTCAATCACCTGATTTCCGGCATAACCGAACTGGTTCAGATATTGGCTAACCAACGCATTACCCACAATCGCGCCGTTTTTATCAGCAGCCATTGCATTAAGTCGATAAGCACCAGATGAACCAGACTGTAAAATCTTCGCAGAAATGTTTTTCAATTCCTGAGCATTTACAAACATGTGCGTAGGTGCTAATTGGTAGTTATCCCAGAAAGCTTTTAACGCAGTATCAATTTGAGTGATACCTACACTTCCGTTTGCTGACAATGGTGTGCCTGTTCCTGCTGTACCTGTTGCAAGAGATGCTGTGTAACCGCCGCTATTGCTTGTTGCAATTTGTGAGATAAATCCGTCAAACACATAAGCGTTTTGTGAGTTATCCGCACCCGCATTTACAATCGCAGAAGCCAACTGACCACTTGAGTTGATTGCAGACATTACAACGCTGTTGATTGTTGTAATGGCATTTAACTTTTCAGTGCCGGAAGTTGTGCCAAGATACCAAGCATAAGCAACAGCACCAGGAATCAATGCAACGGTTGCAGATACTTTATGAGTATTGTTTGAGTCGTTCGCTGTGGTGACAGTTGCAGCCGTTGACTGTTGAGCAGAACCACCGCCGTATGTGGTAGTTGTGCCGTCTGCGTTAGTACGTACAACCTGACCCACAACACCGTTTGCAACACTTGAGGACAAAAAGCCTTCATGTGTTAATGCAACGCAAATCACGCGGTAAGTGGTATTTGCTAGCAAGCTTCCGCCTGTAGTGATATCGGCAAGTGTTGGAGTTCCTGTCGTACCTAAAGCAATTGAGTTATTGCCGCCGAGGATATATTTTTCCTCAGAAATCATTAATGATTCAAGCAAACCTTGTACGGACAAAGCTTTTACATCATCAAAAGTTCTTGCAGAGTAGTCAGCTTCATAAGTTACGTAATCTTCAAGACCTAAACCATAGAAGGGCGCAGTTTTACTGACAACTGAAGTCGTAATAATACCGCCTCGGTTTCGTTCTGCCACTCCTGCTGCAAGGTTTGCGGTATTAATACCTGTAATTGAACGCCAGTTAGTTGCAGTACCAACACCTGAAGGGTCGCGAGGCAGCATGTTACGAATAGGCGTGTTAACAGGATATAATTTTTTCGCAGGCTTTGATAAGTCATACGCGTTAATACCTGTAATCGCACTACCAGGCTGTGTCCATGCTTTTGCAAGGTCAGTCGGTGACTGATGTGAGGATTTAATCAAATCCAAAGTTTGTGCCGATACTTCGTTTGTCATGTGTCACTCTCCAGTGTGTTGATTCCATGTTGTAAAGCTTAACTGCTATTTACTAATAAACTTCTCAAAAGGCACAGGGTTCTCATGCGCTCTTTTCAATAAATACAAAGGATTATCTTTGTTTTTTTCATCTTCTTCTGATTCTTTAGGATTAGAAAAATTAATATCGTGACCTTTTTCAATTACTTTTAAAGCACCCTTAGCTGGCTTTGGTAAAGCTTCGAGTTCTGCAACTTTCTTTTGCAAATCCTCTTTCTCTTGTTCCAACTTAGATATACTTTTTTGCAGGTCTTCCATTTTTGAAATATCTGCGGCTGATTCAGTCTTGGCACTATCCGCGCCGCCGCAACTAGCACCAAGTTCCATGCTGAGGTCGTGCATTTTTTGCAGACGCTCATTGTCGCTTCTGCTATTCCTTGCACCTGCTTTTTCGATATCCTCTGATTTTTCAGAATAGGAAATCACCTCATTTGATTCGTTTGTTGATACATCATCTTGCGTCAGTTCTTTTGATTCTTCTACGACCATATCTTTAAGAATGGCTGATAATGTAATGACAGCTTTTTTAAGTTTTGCTGGCAGTGTTGAATTGTCACCCTCTGCCATTGCCTCAAATTCTGCACTTGTTTTAATGCAATTAATCTGGTCAATAAGACAAGCCAATTGTGCAACGTCATACATTCCTTTTTGCACGTCTTCGATATGTTCTGCTTTTTCATCCTTTTCAGCAGATGGCGGCTCACCGCCTATCTTGTCTTTCCATGCAGCAAGTATTTTGCCTTTGATGGTTTTCACATCTTCAGCACTGTATTTATCTGCATTTTTTTCTTTGTTGATGTAGTTCCAAGCGGCGCGAATATGTTCCTCTGTATCAATTGGGTATTTTTTGTTTTTTTCATCTGCAAATTTCACATCACCGTATTTGTCTTTGCCTTCTTTTGGGTCAGCGTCTTCACGTTCAGCAACTTTTTCTATTTTTTCAGCTTCATCGTTAATACCTTCTGCTTTGTATAACTCAATAACGCACTCAGGGTTAGCAGGTCTATCAACAAGACTGATTTCACTTATTCGTAATTTATTGATAGTGTTATCAACTTTGACCAAGCTTTTACCGCCGATTGAAAATCCTTTGTAGACACCTTCTTTGACTTTTATCCATGCACTTTCATCGACAATCTTTGCCCCGATGTACCAGCCTTTGTCATCAACATCAACCGACTTTGTAATACCAACAGCAGAAGGTTGGTGCATTTCTCGGACGTTTGAAAACTTAAGATATTCTGGTAATGCTTCGATTAAAGCTTCTTTGGTGATTATGTCGCCTTGACTATCTAATGAAGTCGTTGACGCGTAGCCGTAAACCATTCTT